AGATGAAGATACTAAGTTGGTAACTGACCACCGTTTGATAGGGCTTATCCAAGATGCCCATAAGTTTAGAGCTGGCACGAAAGCGGCAGAAGGCAAGAAGAATGTTGTTGTCCCTAAATTCCAGAAATCTAACGCTACCAAAGTGAAGGCTAATCAATTAGCTAAAGCTCGAAAGGTGAAAGCCAAACGGGCAGCGGTTAAGGCAACTGGCTCTACACAGGATGTAGCAAATTTATTAATCGACAGAATGTAGAGGTAATTTACAATGACACAAGCAGTAGGAGCACATAGCTCATATGACGAACCGATAGCAACGGGTGGTAACCGTGAAGACTTGTCAGACGTATTGTATGATGTTTCACCAACCGAAACACCATTCATTACAGCAACTAAGAAGGGCAAAGCAACAGCTACTGCTCACGATTGGTTGACTGATGAATTAACTCCAGCAGGTGATAACGCTCACATCGAAGGTGATGACGCTACCCCGACTGATCCGAATCCTCGTATTCGTTTAAGCAACTATACGCAAATCTTTAAGAAACATGCTGTAGTTACTGGAACTCAGGAGAAGGTTCTAAAAGGTGGTGGTATCAAGTCTGAGATGGCCTATCAGGTAGCTAGACGACTGAAGGAAATTAAGCGTGATGCTGAACGTGCCTTCATTGGTATTGCTAATGCTAAAGTAGCAGGTGATGACTCAACTCCTCGTGAGATTGGTTCTTTTGAAACCTATATGACTGCCGAGACTTACCAAGGTGGTTTAACTTTCACACCACCAACTGGTAATGGTGTTGACGTTGCTACTCCTGGTACAGCACGAGCAATCGATGAAGATATTCTTAAAGCCGCACTGGAAACCTTATGGTTGAACTCAGGCGGAAATGAGAACATTCTCGGTATTGTTGGAGCACACGTTCGAGGTCAAATCTCGACCTTTACTGGCTCTGCGACTCGATATGTAACTACTGAAGATAAGAAATTGGTAGCTTCCATCAATGTTTACGATGGTGACTTCCATACTGTAACAGTCACACCTGACCGTTATAGTGATCCTACTTCAATGTTCCTTATTGATCCTGAGTACGTTAAGACTTGTGACCTTCGTGGTGTATCTACCAAAGACCTAGCGGTTACTGGTGATTCAACTCGTAAGGAGATTGTTTGGGAATGTACTCTTGAAGTATGTAACCCTCTTGGTCATGTACAAGTTGGTGCTTTAGAAACATCATAGTAAGGAGTAACCTGTGGCGGATAAACTATTACAACGTGACTACGACCCTATATTGGGTATTACTGAGGAAACTTGGTACAATGAGCACGAAGGCACTGTGACTCTCCGCAGGTTACAAGATGTGGAGCACACCCTAGCTATGAATAAGGTGATGAAGAACGCTCATACGAGCAAGAAACCATCTTATTCAGACAGCAACGGTGTGCATCATGTCGCTCGTATTCCATTCGCAATTGTTGAGAAATGGTTGCGTGAGGATGGGTTTGATTGGTTTAACTCTTCTGATAAAGAGCGAAGGGCTATACTGAACAATCCTGACAATTCTAAACTTCTCGTGAGGCCAGGAAAGCTATGAACTATACAGAACTAGTAGATGCAGCTCAAGCATACGCTGATAGATACGATGATGAGGTTGCTAGCAACTTAGACGTATTTATAACTATGGCTGAGTCGAGAATTAATAGGGTTCTAAAGACCCGCGAACAGACTGCAAGAGTCTATACCCCTACTATAGACGATACCGAGTATTACTCGCTACCGTTAGATTACGCAGGGATGAGAGATATACAGATGAATAGTGATCTACCTACCGTTGATCACAAAACGTATACCTTCTCGTATATGAATCCTCAGCAGTTTAACTGGATGAGAAATAAGCCTTTCGGTGGTAAGTTTTATTACACTGTAATCGCTGACCAAATTCAAATATTTCCTAAGCAAGACGCAGGTTACACTTTGGAAATAGTGTACTATCAGAAAGTGCCTCATATAACTGAAGCACAGCCTCTTAATTGGCTATCTGATGGACACCCAGATATCTATCTATCAGGTATTATTTCTGAGATAGAATCTTTTGTTAAGAACTATGAAGTTGCTCAAGGGTGGGATTCTAAAATGACTCGCTCTATCGGTGAATTAGAGATGTCTGACCGTGTTGAAAGATGGTCAGGTTCTCCTATGGAAGTGAGGGTTGGCTAGTGGCAGGAGTAGGAAACTGGGTAGGTGAAAATACCTTTACTGTAGGTGATGGAGCAGTAACCCTTGGAGGTCCACTTCCAGGGTACACTTCATTTAGCAGTATTGGTATCACTGAATTCTGGTACGCTATTGTCGATGGAGACAATAGGGAATCTGGAATATGTACTATATCTGGTCAGTTTCTAATTCGTGGCGATATAAGTGCTACTATCGAGAATGGAGTTTACAATGATGTAAACCCTTTGCCTATCCAGTTATCAGGCGAAGCTCTGGTATTCTCTACTTTCAACAAGCGAGCTTTCGATCAATTCCTAACTGATGTTATGGCTGTTGAAGTAGGCTACGATAATTCTGTTAGTGGGCTTTCCGCGACTAATGTCCAAGCAGCTATCGATGAAATAATAACTGCTATTGATTACCCTGTTGATTCCGTATTTGGAAGAGTGGGAGTAGTAGAGGCGGAAAATAGTGATTACGATGCCGTACAGGTCGATGCTAATACCGCAGGTTTTGATTTCATTACTGCTACTAACGTCCAAGGTAGCTTAGAGCAGCTAGAAGATTTAATACAATATGTAGCTTCTGGAGTTAATCTTCAGGGGTTATGGAACGCTACTCTTAATGACCCAGACCTGTTAACCATTCCTAAAGTGCATGGTGACTACTGGTATGTAGGCGTTCCTGGTGCTACCTTACTGCCTGGAGTAGGCGGAGGTGATATCGGTGATTGGATGACTGGTGAGAGAGCATTGTATATTAACGATGCTCCTAATATCGGATTCATAAAGATACCTGTATCAGATACTATTCCTGCTGATAATGTTATCTTTGATCCTGTTAACTATAATATATCTTTTCCTGACATTGAACCTGATCCAGATACTGCTCAAGAAGCTATCGACTTCGGGTGGCCAATTCTAGAGAATGCCAATGCTGGTAATATTGGTAAGAGTTCTCCTCAGCCTTTGGCTATTGTCGTAGGTGATCTAAGAAGGAACGGTTTTTACTCAATTAACTCTACTGCTACGGATAAGCCTGTTTCTGGTAACGGTGTTCTAATAGTTAATAACTATACTGACACCCAGCTTACTCAGCTCTATATTGGTACTGAGCACTCCGACTTTTACATACGGACTAGGTTCAATTCTATCTGGTCTGCTTGGGCGCAACTCGCTAAGGGTGATGACCTTAGCAACTATGTACCGATAGCAGGAGACACTGCTATAGAGGGTTTGAAGTCGTTCGTTACGACTGCTCCGACTACCACTCATGCTCCTGTTGAAGATGAAGATTTAACTAATAAGGGGTATGTTGATACTGCGATATCTAATATCGGAGTTCCTGTTGATAGTGTCTTTGGTAGGACTGGAGCAATCCTAGCGGAAAGCTCTGATTATGATGCCGACCAAGTCGATTATGATAATGCCTTAACACCTGCCTGGGATGCTATTCAGGTTCAAGCAGCACTCATTAATGCTTATGATAATATTTCCTTCTTAGCAGGAGCAATAGTATTAAAAGGCGTATGGGATGCTTTAGCTAATGACCCTGACTTAGTAGCAATACCTAAGACCCATGGTAACTACTGGATAGTTTCGGTAGCAGGTACTACACCGTTACCTAATTACCCAGATGGTCTGACCCCTATTACCAGTCATCAAGAACAAGACCGTATCTTATGGTTAGATGATATTGACGGTTCAGGCTTTGCTTCTATCAGACCTCAAGTAGGTGAGTATCTACTCCTTACTGGTGGAACTATGTTAGGTCAGATAGTAGGCATAGCACCCGTAGCAGCGGGAGATTTGACCCGTAAAGACTACGTTGATGCTCAGATAGACTCTCACGTTGCTAACTATCTACCGTTAGTCGGTGGCACTCTGACAGGTAACGGTACGCTACTAACTTTAAACGGTTCAGCTTATGCTCAACTACTTATTGCTGACCCGTTATGTGTTTGGGCAGTTGGCACTAGCGGTGCAGCAAGTGGTAATTTTCTTATCTATAACGATTCAATTCTTGCAACTGCAATGTCAATTAACGCTGATTCAGGAACGCCCGATTTTCCCAACGGTGCAAGGTCAGCAGAAGCCCCAACAGATATAGATGATTTAACTCGTAAAGATTATGTAGATGCTCAGATAGACTCTCATGTAGCAAATTATCTACCCTTAGCAGGTGGCACAGTAACAGGGTTACTTAATACTACCAACGGTATAGGTCTTGGAGCTAACACCCACCTAAATTTCGCTTCTTCCAACGTAGGGCTTGGGTGGAGGATGGAGGAGGAGAGTGCTAGTGGTCACCTACAGTTTCACATATACCAAGCAGGGGTGTATTCAAGCACTCCGCTACTTGTGAAATCTTCAGGTAGAATCTCAAGCACTCTAGCCCCTATTGACGCGGATAATCT